CTGCAGATATGGGCCGATGCCACAGAGCATGGCCGGATCGTCATAAAGCTGAGAAAGGAGAGATCAGAATGCTGAAAGCACATACACCATGCGATGAAAGAGATCCATTCACCGGATCCTTCACATGTCCATACATGGATATGGACGGATATGTGGATTGCCATTTCTGGTGCCAGGACATTCCGGAGCCGGACTATCCGGAGATCGATGCTGAGGAGCTGGAGGAGTTCCAGTCCTTTGCAGATTTTGTGGAGGAGGGATCCGCATGCTGACACTGATCGCTATGTTCTTCCTGGGCTTTCTTTTTTCGTCCTGTTGCTGGGCCTGCATCTGGCTCAGCAGCATGGACCGGAAAGAGGACGAGCACATCCAGGAGATGGAGAAATGGTATATGGACGCTTATGGGGAGGATGATGACCAATGATGAAATATGTTGATGTAGGGAAGACCGGCAGATTTTGCCGGTCTTTGAATGAGAACCATGTTGCTGGATCCTGCAATCCCTGGGCCTTGCTGAGTGCTGCGATCATAGCTCAGGCAGCTGTGGACTGTTCCAATTTCTCTTTTGATGATCCGGATGCATCTTGGGCAAAGCATGGAGGAAGCAGGCCGTATGTGACCTTTACGGCTTTGAGAAACTTCATCAATTCAGACTGGATCGACATGCTGCTCTGCTGGCAGAAAGACATTACTCCACTCTCAGTATGTGAGGAGCTTGTGAGGAGGATCTATGAAACTGTATGAAAAGGAAACCGGCTGGGCCAACATGCCGGAGATCATAGAGGTACCAACACCTTTTGTGCTCTGCATCGGAGGCCGAGGCACCGGAAAGACATATGGCAGCATCAAGTATCTGCTGTTGAATGAGATCCCCTTTGTCTATCTCAGACGGACCAGCGCACAGATGGAGCTTGTGGCCAAAGAGGAATTCTCTCCGATCGTTAAGATCGGAAGAGATCTAGGCATGGTCCTTGTCTCGCTGCCTATCAGCAAATATGCTGCCGGAGTTTACCGGATCAACGATGATGGAAAGCCGGCCGGAGATCCTGTGGCAGTGATCATGGCGCTCAGCACAATGGCCAGCGCTCGATCATTCGATGCATCCGGAATCAAGGCGATCTTGTATGATGAGGCCATACCGGAGAGACATGAAAAGCGTATCTCGCATGAGGACGATGCTTTCCTCAATATGTATGAGTCCATTAACAGAAATCGAGAGCTGACAGGTGAGGATCCTGTCAAGTGTGTTGTGCTGGCCAATGCCAACAATCTGGAGGCACCGATCCTGCAGGCGCTCAACTGCGTCAAGACGCTGGATCAGATGAGACGAAAACACCAGTATTTTAAGGAGGACAAGCGGATCGGTCTGACAATTGTTCTCCTCAATGATTCTCCGATCTCGGCCAACAAGAGGCAGACAGCTCTGTACCAGCTGACGCTCGGCCAGGGAGATTTTGATGACATGGCTCTGGCCAATGCCTTTGCAAAGGACAATTACATCGACATCTCGCCCAGGCCGCTGACAGAATATAGGAGCTGCGCTCAGATCGGCAGCATCTGTCTGTACCAGCACAAGAGCAATTATACCTGGTATGTCTCGGAGCGGATCTCCGGAGATCCGGAGCGCTTCGAGAACACACCGACAGATAGACAGCGATTCCGCAAAAAGTGGTTTGAGAGCTGGCAGGACTATTTTGACAAGCGCCTGGTATTTGAGGACGCACCGGCCAAAGTATTCTATAAGGCCGTCATGATGGAAACATTGAAATAAGGAGGAGCAGACATGGCAAGAGCAAAAGCACCAAAGTGGAAACCGGCAGACTATACTCCATTCTATCTGGAGGAGGAGCCGATCCACAGCGAGCGAGAGATCCGAGCGGAATATACCAGGATCCGAGACATCACGATGAAGAGAGCAGCTCGCCTTGAGGCTGCCGGCCTGGAGGATTATGCCGGAGTGCTGCGAGCCAGCATGCCGAAGCTGTCTCAGGTCAGCAGTGTTGTGGAGGAGATCAACAGGAAGAATGCCGAGCGCCGGAAACCAAAGCCGGAGATGACTGTAAGCAGCTTCATCCGGAATGCTCTCTCGGCTGGTCATGCTGCGCTTGAGAATCAGACACTGAGCCTCTCCGGCATCAAGGATATCCAGAAACGCTTTTATGATGAAACAGGAGAGGAGATCGGCCTGGGAGATGTCCTGTCCTTCAATGACTACATGGCCAGCTGGAGGACCAGCGCCTTTTCTGCGCTTGTGGCAGCATCGGATGCCAAGGACTATTATGCATCAGATTATCAGGATGTCGGAGGAGACTTTGCAACATTCTGGGCCGTGGTGCATCCGGTATGAGAGCACCGGTCTATACTGTGGAGGATTTCCCTTATGAGATCCTCCACTTTGTCCAGCGAGCCAAGAGGCCGAGAGGCAAGCCAAGGATGGACAACAAGAGCTATGCTGACATCATCTGCACCTTTGACATTGAGGCCACAAATCTGCCGGAGATCAAGCAGTCTGTGATGTGGCATTGGCAATCATGCATCGATGGGATCGTTGTTACCGGCCGGACCTGGGAGCAGTATGACAGATTCCTGGACCGGCTGGACCGGCAGCTGCCGAAGGGTCTCACGCTGGTCTTTTATGTGCACAACTTAGGATATGAATTTCAATGGCTGCGAGCGATCCACAATTTTGACGCTCTGCCTCCAAGATCCGGAGACAACGGAGAGGTGTTCTGCATCACCGGCCGGAAGGTTGCAAAGTGCTGCATAGGCCGGCGCTTTGAGTATCGCTGCAGCTACACGCTCACAAATATGTCTTTGGCAGTGTTCCTCAACAAGATGGGAGTGGAGCATCAAAAGGAAGAGATGGATTACTCCGTCCGGAGATTCCCATGGACACCGGTCACGCCGGAGGAGCTGTCATACTGCATCAATGATGTGCTGGGCCTGTGGGAGGCGCTCCGGAGGATGATGAAGGCAGACGGAAACACCATCGCAGACATACCGATCACAAGCACCGGATATGTCCGAGCAGACTTCAAGAGCGCAATGCGGAACGGAGGATATCTTTCAATGGTCCGAGAGATGGTGCCGGATTATGAGACATACCTGGCGATCCGGAGAGCTTTCCGAGGAGGCAATACGCACAGCAACAGATGCTACACTGGCATTATCATGGACAATGTCACCAGCTACGACAGGGCAAGCAGCTATCCGGATGTACTGGTCAACATGCCGTATCCGGTCAAACCATTCAAGAGGCAGCACATCACGGAGCTGGACCAGATCGAGGAGAGAATGCCTTACATCCTCCTGATCGAGTTCAGAGAGATCCGGCTCCAGGATCCATTCTGGGGATGTCCTTATCTCAGCCTGCACAAATGCCAGCAGCTGGAGCGAGTGATCAACGATAACGGCAGAGTGGTCCAGGCAGCAAGGCTGCAGACATATCTCACAGACATCGATCTGGAGATCGTCAAGGATGAATATGAGTGGGATGATGCTGTTATCCTGGCCTCCTGGCGCTCTGAATATGGCATGCTGCCTGCTGCCATGAAGGAAGTCACGATGGAATACTATGAGCGCAAGACAAAGCTCAAAGGAGTGGAAGGTCAGGAAGTATATTATATGAAGTCAAAGAACAAGCTCAACAGCATCTACGGCATGTGTGCCACAAATCCTGTCCGGACCACTCTTGTTTTCAATGGAGTGGACTTCTCTGTAAAGGAAGGCAGCGAACAGGAGGAGCTTGAGAAGGCCAACAAAAAGAGCTTCACTGCTTTTGCCTGGGGATGCTGGTGTACTGCCTGGGCCAGATACTGGCTGGAGCGAGCGATCAAGCTGTGCGGTCATAAATTCATCTATTGTGATACAGACTCGGTTAAGTATGTTGGCCATGTGGACTTCTCTGAGCTGAATGCGGAGATCCAGGCGATCTCTGAGAGGCATGGAGCATATGCGGATGATCCTGCCGGCCACCGGCATTATCTCGGAGTCTATGAGCACGATGCTACATATAAGCGCTTTGTCACGCTCGGGGCCAAGAAGTACGCATATGAGGATGAGGAAGGCAAGCTGCATATCACGATCGCCGGAGTCAGCAAGGGAGGAGCTGCCGAGATGGGATGCCTGGAAAACTTCAAGGAAGGCTTTGTCTTTCATGAGAATGGAGGCATGGAGGCATTCTACAATGATACCTGGGGAGATCCGATCGAGATTGACGGCCACCGGCTGGAGCTGCCTCCAAATATCTATTTGCAGAATGGTGAATACACGCTTGGCCTGACACTGGAATACAAGCGCCTCTTCCATCTGACTCAGGAGCAATATGACAAGATACTCAAAAGCATGTGAGGAAATATGTACAAGATGCACACTTGCAAAAGTTATAAGGAATGCTAAGATATAGACAAGGCCCAGGAAGGGCCGAATATAAGGAGGATTTATTATGTTGAATCAGATCACTATCATGGGCCGTCTCGTCAGGGATCCGGAGCTGCGGAATGCCGGCCAGCACAGAGTTGTCAACTTCACTCTGGCTGTGGATCGTGACTATGGAGGAGACGATCGAGAGACGGACTTCATCGACTGCGTTGCCTGGAATGCCCAGGCCGACTTTATCTCCAAGTATTTTGCCAAAGGCCGGATGGCCATTGTGGCAGGCAAGCTGGAGAGCAGCAAGTGGGAGGACGATGACGGCAACAAGCGCACCAGCTGGAGAGTCAATGCCGATCGAGTCTACTTCGGAGACAGCAAGAAAGAGGAGCCTGATAAGGATCCTCCGAAGAAATCATATAAGCGCAGATAAACTAAGGACCGGAGAGAAGATCTCCGGTCCTTTTCTTATTTAATAGAGCTGGATCAGCGTGGGAGGGAACCGCCAGCGATTGACACCGGAGCTGTCCGGATAATAGTGATCGATGTAGAGGATCCTGCTGGGAGCGAGCCTCAGAGAGATCTCCGCTCCATCGGTCATCAGAGCGCTGCCAACAAATACCTGAGAGAGATATCTGCTCTGCCACTGAGACGGGATCTGCACATCGGCCAGCTGTGAGGAGATGTCAAAGGAAAAGGACACAGTGCCATAGCTGGTGCTGCCGGGAGTATAACCACCCTGACCACAGACAAGTGCATATTTCTTGTCAGCAGAGAGTTTGATCCGGATGAACAGATAGTCAACAGCGCTGCTGGGGATCTCGGATGGAAATGAGAGCACATCGCTCTTTGCCAGCTCGATCTCTGTGCCTCCTATAAAATTAATAGGCGATGCGCTGATCACCACATTGCCGGTCATGCCGTTGACGCTGGTCACCGGAGCCGTGTAGGTATCCGGCAGAGCGCCAACATCAGCAGCGCCCAGGGTAACATTTCCTGTCTTGCCGTTCACCGCCTGGACAGGAGCTGTGTAGGAGTCCGGCATAGCGCCGACATCTGATGCTGTCAGGATGACATTGCCGGTCTTGCCGTTTACACTGTCCACAGCTCCACCGCCTCCACCGGAGACGATGACATCACCGGTCATGCCGTTGACGCTGGTCACCGGAGCTATGTAGGTATCCGGCAGCGCTCCGACATCCTCGGCATCAAGGACCACTGCTCCGGTCTTTCCGTTCACGCCGGTCACCGGAGCTGTGGGAGACGGCAGCATGGCTGCCAGAGCGCTGATGGTCATTTTCCTGTTGCCTTCTACGCTGGTATTATACACCGGCAGCTCGTCAGATCCGGTCACTGTCTCAGCTGTCTGCAGGCCGTGGATGTCCATGCTCACAGCGCCGATGTTTACCCAGCGAGCGCTCTGGCTGCCTCTCTGCAGGATCTGGCCGGCATGGCCGGAGTCGATCGGCAGAAAGTTGAGGATCCGCTGCATCTGCTTCATGAGCCAGTCCAGGTTGAGCTGCTGCATCGAGAAAAACGGAAATCTGCTCATGTGCCGATCACCCATGATCCATTCTGCAGCATGAGCTGCTGTCCTTTGAAGGGATAAAAACCGATAAACGGACCGATGCCGGTATCATCCTTCATCCGGAAGAACAGGCAGGCCAGACTATGTTCATCCGCCTCGCTGCCGAAAGTGATGAGAGAGATACCGATCGGCACATCATCCTTGTGCTGGCCGAGATACTCCAGCAAAGCGATCGTGGTATTTTCCTCCGGCATGTCCAGCTTGACGATCGGCACACAGACGCTGCCGATGTCCTTTAGATAGTCCATCAACCAGTCCAGGTTGAGCTGCTGCATGTTGAAATAGGGGAATTGCGGTCCAATCATGTTATCATCTCCTTATATAAGTGGGGTCCAATAATATGCAGCTTGATACACATTATCTGTTGTGGGTACAGGAATGGTAACCCCCGCCTTAAGTGGGAATGATTGCGTAATATATCCGTTTGCTACATTGTACCCATCAATAATTGCATCAAAAGTTTCTGATCCAGTGAAATTTGCGTATGCTCGACCTTGAGTATTTGTTCTCAAACGACCCTCGAAAAAACCGCTTTCTGTTGTAGTAAAGGGCAGTGTAATCTCTTGCCGTGTTCCGAAAGACGGAGCATAGCTATCAGGCAGCGCTCCGACATCCTCTGCATCCAGGACAACAGAACCGGTCTTTCCGTTGACGCTCTGCACCGGAGCAGCTGCTGCAGCCTGGGCAGCTGTCACGAATCCGGAATCATTGGTCAGATCACTGGTACTGTCAGGGATCGCCGTTGAGCTTGGCAAAGCTCCGACATCCGAAGCTGTCAGGACCACATCTCCGGTCATGCCGTTGACACTTTCCACAGCTCCGATCGTTGCTGCGATATCCTGCCATGCAGCTCCGTCCTTTGTTCTGGTAAGGACCTGTCTGATACTGCCGTTATCCGGCAGGAATCGCCGGATCCTGTCCAGGATCCAGTCCAGATTGAGCTGCTGCATGGTAGAGTACGGCAGCTTTGGAAATGCTCCAAATCTCCAGTTGCCCATCAGTATACCCCCACGCAAAAACGCCTGGTGAAGTCGTTGATAATATAATCAACGATATTAAACTGGACAATCTCACGCTGCTCCTGGATCATGCTTTGAGTCGTTTTCACACCAATATTGCCTGAGACAGTTGCGTCATATGTCCTGCTGCCTTCGCTCTCATTCTGGCCTTCGGATTCTGTCTTGCCTGTATCCATGAGAGTGTTGCTGTTGTATGCGGTTTTCTTTGCCAGCGAGCTATCAGATCCGGAGGAGCTGCCGGAGCTGCTCTCCTCAACATGCTCGGTCCGGTCATAGTTTGCGATCGGATCATATTCATATTGAGTCGTTTCATACAGCTCCTGCCACACCGGCAGCTGCTTCTCGCTCCAGACACCGATCGCCTGCTTGAGAAAAACAGGATCCGGATAAAGGATCTCCAGCGCCTCAGTCTCCAGCAGGAGATTGTTCTTTACTGTATCCGCATCAACCTCTGTCGGCAGCTGCAGCAGATCCAGTACTGTCGGATCCACCTGATACAGACCCCACAGGGAGAGTGTTGCCGAGATCGCCATCTCCATACCTCCATTCACATTTGATGTCGATGCCAAAGAGATCCTTGACATCCTTGATGCTGCTCTGGATGCTGTCCATCCATCCGTCTGCCAGGATGTGAGTCTCAACATTGTTTGCATTGACTTCATCCGTGATCAGGCGCTCTCTCTTGTCTGTGTTGGCATTCGGCACACCGATGCGAGTATCAAACTCCGCTTCAATCTTCCGGAGATCGGAGAGCAGCTGATCGATGACATAGCTCTGCTTGACATCTCTATTGAAGATCTCATACTTGAGATCGCCATCCTTTGTCAGCAGATTCTTGCTGACTACTACCATCGGATCGCCATCAGACATCCGGTCATATGCTTTCTTGATGGACTGCTGCTCGGCATCGCTGCCAGCAAAGAACACAGTGCTGATCTTTGTGGCCCAGAGATTCTGAGAAACAGCTGAGCTGGCCAGCGCCATTTTCTCCGCATAGTGGCCGACAAGATCCAGGATGCCAGAATAGTCCGGCTGCAGATGCATCAGAACACACTCGCTGCCGATCTTCTTGGTGAGCGCAGGACCCAGGAGAGGATTGCTGATCAGTGCGTGAGTGGGCCGGTAAAAGACATTGTATCCCTGGAGTCCACACTGCTGTGGAATTACACCAAACTTTTTGGAATCGAAGATGGCAGCATAGCCCCAGCAGTAAAGGACATAGAGGAAATAATCCTCATCCCACCACTCCGGAACCTCCCAGCGAAAGACGCTCATGGCCTTCTTGAGCAGATAGCGCTGGAAGAATCGTCCGGTCAGCGTGTTGAGTACATGCATGTTGGCCGGCTGCTCATTGCTGCCGACACTATTCATATAATCATAGTAGTATGGTACATTTGCCATTGTTCTCACTCCTTGCCATTTTCAGTTTGAGCCAGATCGGAATGCTGGAGGCGGGAGAAGGTCCTGGTCCAGGTCCAGGACCTGGGCCGAGATTCCAGATCCGGTCATCCATGATCCTGTTCCAGTCCACCACAGTACCCATCCAGTCATCTCCGAGATCTCTCGGACCTGCATAATACTGCCAGATGTCCACCGGCAGCACCCAGGGCTGCTGCACCTTGTAGTGAGCCTCCCAGCAGTACATACCTTCATTCCGGAGAGTCTGTACATTGCTGGATCCGAGATCATCTCGGAGGATGGCAGCGCTTGCATAAAAGCCTGGATAATATCCTTTGCTGACGCATCCATCCTTCCAGCCTCGAAAGATGTCCAGCATGCGCTGCTGCGTGATCGGAAAGCCGGCAGCAACAACAGCATTCCGGCTGACTGCCTCCCAGTCGATAAAAACCGGCCAGTTGGGCTTGTACTGCAGAGCGTTCAGATGATCACACTCCAGCTCCGCTTCATACTTTGCTGAGGCATAATCCCAAGCGAAGGAAAAGAAGTACGCTCCGATCGGCTTTCCGTTCTGCTGCATCAGCTGGACATTCTGCTCAAAATACCGATGCGTTCTCATCGTCTGATGGAAATATGCGTCCGTGCCAACCTGCGCCGGTCCGGCAGAGCTGGTGCCGGATTTTTGGATCATGAAGGCGATCTGATCCACCATTGCCTGAGTCAGAGGCATGAAGTCTGCAAGAGACAGACTGTCGATTCCTATTTCATTCATAATAGAACCCCGAACACATATATGCGATGATGATCTGACGCTCTGCCGGAGTGGCATTGAGCTGCAGAGATCCCTCATTCGCACACAGAATAAAACCAGGCAGAGTGGAGATAACTCGCCTCTCACAGAGAGGATATCCATAGTGCGTGGGATCCGTCTCGCACATCTTAAGGAAGTACCACTGGATGAAACACTGCTCCGTCAGTGCAGCAAAGCCTCCGGTACTGCCTTTGCTCTCACAGACTCCGGAGCTGGCCAGGGCAGCGCTGCCGATATCCGCAGCAGTGCTTGTCATGCTGTTGAGCAGAGGAGCAGCTGCCTCTTTCGCTGCAGGTATAAGCTCCGTCGGATCCATGCCCATCAGCTTGTTCCAGCCTTCTTTGATGGACTGCAATGGATGATTAAGGAAGTTTGTGACACCCTGTGTAAATCCGTTCACAGCATTCTTTGCCGTCTCCTGCAGGCCTCCTGTGGCCATCGCAATGCCGGCAGATCCGATCCAGGTTGACTGCTGCTGGATCCTGCTCATATCCACGGCCATCTGGGCGATGCTGATCGGCACACCCACCTGTGCTGTCGTTGCATAGATCGTGCCTCCTCCGGATCCGGAGATGATCAGTGTGCCTGCGCCGGTTATGACATCCAGCCGGACCTCTGTCTCGATAGAGCTGCAGCCATAGAGCTTTGATCCGTCCAGCTTGAGAAAACCGAAGGGAGGATAGTACATGGAGATCTCCGTGTAGGGAGACATCTGCAGGTATCTTGTTTCCGATACACTATACTGCGGATGCCGTTTGACAGGGAATGAGAGAGGAACTGTGATCTTCACTCTTGCCTGCGTCAGACGATATACCACACCGGATGTGAGAGAAACACTCCACCATCCATAGGGGAGAGTGCTTGTTGCGGTGAGTCCGGATGTATCAAGGCCGGTAGGGATCCACATGAGCCGTGTGATGTACTGGATCGGATTGATCAGCATTTTCTGGAGATCCTGCGAGATGTTTCCGTCAGTGATATTCATCCAGCTGGGAGATGAGTACAACTTGGAGAAGATCTCGGCCATGACTCTCGGTTCCACAGCATAATGAGAAACAGCGCCGACAGCATTCACATCATTATTGACAACACTCAACAGGAAAAACCCTTCATAGATCCTTGCGTTGTATATGTTGGTATTCCAGGGAGAATACACATTCGGAAAAGACTTTGCCTGATATGCGGAGCTGGCATCCGTTCCGATTGAAAAATACTTGGTATCCAGAACATCTGGATTCCTTGCAGCAGATGCTCTCAGCACATACACCATCTGTCTGCCGATATCCGTCCGGAAAGATGCCAGGGCATCAATCTCCAAAGCTGCCTCCCATCTGCCGAGCACCCAGCTCCAGCTCCGGACAAAATAATAGCGCTCAAAGGCTGGGATCCAGCAGTATGTATATGGCATAGGATTCTCATTGAGGAAAATACCAGTGGACACAATGATCTGCGGAGTGTACATATTTGTCACATCTTTGAATTCAATGTCCAGCTCGATGCACAGGTTTGGAGCATCCTCCGGCAAGGGAGGCACAGCCGTGCTGTTCATCTTCTTTGTCCACTCATAGAGATATATATTGATCATGTTGTCACCTCTTACGAAAACAGGGAGAGCTGTTCACTCTCCCTGTCATATTGTTTCCTGGATCAGTCGAGAGTGAACACAACAGCATTCTCCGTAAAGCTGTTCCAGTATCGAGCGGTAGCATGGAAGAACCAGTTGGAATAGCCTCCGTCCGGATTCCAGATGGTATCCGACCACTCATTGACATTGGTCATGCCACAGGCATCCTCATCCATCAGGACGGCAAAGATGCCTGTCTTGTTGACTGCAGATCCCTTTGCCACAGTGCCGGCATTGCTGCCAGAGATGACCAGATAGGACGGAGTCACATTGATGGCATCCGGAGTGCCGATCGCCTGCCAGAAGTTGACAGTCTCGACATCCGCATATGCCAGATAGTTATCGTGGAACGCATCAGCAAGGACCTGAGCCTCCATATCATAGCGCTCCTGGCCAAGCATGTACATGCGCTGCCGATCATAGGGAGTGTGACGCATGACAACCTTGCCGGAGATGTTGGCATGGAACTTGCTGGATCTCTCGCTCATCATGGCGCTGATCGTGGCGATCCTCGCATACGCAAAGCGCATGAAACGCTGATACTGTGCAGCATTCCCCTTGATGCCTGCCCAGGTGAGCACATTCTGGCCGGTCAGGCCGAGATAGGCATTATACTCCGTGACCAGCTTGATGTTCTGATTCGCGGCATAATTGCCCAGGATAGCGCCGATCAGGTTTACAAGCGTGTTGCGCTTGATCGTCTCTCTGGCCTGCTCCAGCTGATCAGATGCATTCTGCATGACCAGCGAGATGAAGGATCCGAACTGATCCGGGCCGGTAAAGGCCTGATCGAGCTGATCCTTGTACAGGGTCACTCTCTTCTGGTACACATTGGCACCATAGAAATTTTCCTGCAGGACCGAAGGCTTGTCCACCTTGAAGGGATCGATGCTCTGGCCGTCCGTCAGCTTGAAGCGGTTATCCTCCTCCACAGGCTTGTCGATGGCCGACAGCTTGCGAGTGATGTTGCCATAGCGCTGCTCGGAGACTTCCATACCTCTCAGCTTGCTGTTGTACGGACGGATCGAGAAGATCGTCTTGCTGAGGACCTGAGAGATGGCCGTGTTAAGGACATCATATCCTGCCTTGAGAGCGGTCTGGCCAACAGTGATGAAGCTGCTGGTATCAGTTACCGCAAGAGCGCTGGTTCCAGTTGCCTGGGCCGTGATGGCCGTCAGAACAGTTGCCAGCTGGTTGAAAGTAAGATCATTTACTGCCATTTACTTTTCCTCCTTCTTTTTCGGTTTGAATACGGAGGCCAGGATGTCATCCACAGTCTCCTGTTTTTCTGAGCCAGGCTGCTGACTGTTCTGCACAGCTGCCAGGTTCATTTTGCTGATAAGATAATCGAGCCTCTTGTTGATCGATTCAATCTCCGAAGGCTGAGGATCTGCCGGTTTTTTCTCCTCCGGCTGCGGATCTGCCGGCTTTTTCTCCTCCGGCTGCGGATCAGCAGGCTTTTCCTCCTGCTCAGGATCTCCGGTCAGGGCAAGGATCTCATCCTTGTTGAATCCGGCTTTGGTCAGAGCAACAATGTCCTCAATCGTCATGTCATTTACTCCTTGATAAGATAGGCCCATGTCTGTGCATCACATGTGCCGGTTGCCTTCATTCCTTTTGAATCCTGGAAGATGATGAGAGCTGTCTGAGTCAGGGAACCGAAGATGCCGTCTACATGCAGATGCTGCCCATGAGCATTCAACAGCGCCTGCAGGGCTTTTACTGCATCTCCGGTATCATTGATCTCCAGCACAGCGATGCAGCTGCCATCAAGATCCTCTCTTGTCATGATGTCGATCGGCTGGCCGTCCTGCCTTGATATGATCAGATTCCCATCGTCAACCAGGGCAGAAAGCATCAGCTCTCGCTCAACCATGATCGTCCAGCTTGTCTTTGAGCGCCTGCAGCGCCAGAGTGTTGTTCTGGATCGCTTTTGTAATCTCGCTCATCTCAGCCTTATGCTCCTCTCTTTCCTTATTGAGCATAGCAAACATGGCAATGCATGCAGCAATAGGAAAGCCAAGAGATCCGATCAGAGCAGTGATTGCTTGAATGTCCAAACTGTCTCACCACCTTTCTAATATGGCACATATTCAGGGCTGGTCCCGGCCTTGCGAATCATCGGATAAAATGTTTCTCCGTTAAATACTGTGTCTTTATTGAATCGGATATAAACATCATGCGTTTTACCGTCATCACCGTACTTTTCAAAAGAAGCACCGCTACCGGTATCTGTAACAAAAGATTCAGAATTATTATAATTAAGAATTAGCCTATAAGTCGAAGCGCCACCACCGCCTGGGCAGCCCGTAAGAATATACACTCCATCCGGAATCTCGTCCCACCATCCAGACGAATCGCGCACAAGATATATATTTGCGTTTGCTGTTGCTGTTCCATGAAGCGTGATTGATCCGTCTGCGTTTACTGTACGAGTCACTCCAGACGATGTGCCATCCGTTGCTATGTTTGGAAGATAGTTTTTCTTTTCTTCTTCCTCATAAATATCACTTGAGAAAATTGAAAGAAGCTGCCGTGTTCGTTTGCGTCTGTCCACATTCTCACCACCTTCCAAGATCTGATTGTAAAGCTGGCCGGTCCGTATGATCCGCACACGATCATGCTCGCCCCTTCCGAGGGCTGTGCTGTGAGCAGGACCGGCCTATACTCATATTATCATATAACGGAGAGTTGTCAAGCGCATTACAAATGTAATTTTGTGCAAATTGCACAAAAACA